CCGACGACTTAAGTAAACTGATAAACCTTTCCCTTGCCTCACACATATAAGGACTATGAGCTGCTGTTACCTCTACTCCCTGATGTATAACAGTCTGTGCAGGCAGTTTGCTACCAATCATCTTTCCCGTGGTATCAATTTTTCCCATTGCTTTCAACATAACCAAATGTCTCTTCAAATCCCTTTCACCAGATACCAAATCATGATCAGGAGCAGCCAAAAGCCTAAGAACCTTTTCAGGATCACAATTATATATCCAATCACGTAAATTATCCTTATCCAACTGCATAAGGTATTCAGGTGTTTGATACATAATACATAAGGCCCTAGCGGCGGGATGACAAAATTTCAAAAAGAAAGCATCAATGGCCTCTTTAGAGACACGTTTATCATCCTGTGGCAAAGAACTATCAACACTATTCATATTGCGCACTTTGATAGAGTGCATCTGATTCTTGGGATATTGCCCATTAGGAGGTGGAACACCCGTATTTAAATGAGGTCTGAGATAAGCCTTCGGTGTGCAACCCCTAGCCTTATAATCCGGGAACTGAAAACTGACAGTATCAATATTAATACTAGTGTCAGCATACTCAGATCTCATAGCATCAAAAGACGTGTCATCACAACCAGGAAAAATTTTTTTAAAAACGTCCTCTCCCATAGCTATAGGGTTATCAACCTTATCGACGGGCACCTTTCCAATACCAATAACAGGCTGACTATCTACCAAGTCAAACATGAATCTAGGACAACCCCCAGAAACGTTAAGACAATTTGTGCGAACTATTTTCTCGTAAACAGCCTTAGCTGCATCTGTGAAAAGTTTCTGTTTTCCGCTGAAATGTGTAATTATACGATACTTTCTACCCTCCAATATACCACCGTAACAACTATCAATCTCACTTTCACCAAAGTATCCATACTTACAAGATATGTAAAGATTAACACCAGTATCCGGTACATCCGGGAAATAACAAATATTCGGACATGGCAAACCAGCCATATGATAGTAGTAACGTAACTTCGTAGCTAATTTATCATTCAAAACCACGATATTATCGAAAGCATCCAATATACTATCCATCAATCTATGTAACGATGACCTTTTACGAACAGGTATAAAACCAACAGTGGATTTAGCACCATTACTGCCAAAGGCACCGACAGCATTAACATCAGAAGAAAATAATCTCTCAAGACCATAATCACCATTAAAACCATCGTCGTCATCAGAATTATCCGAATCTGAAGAATCAACAGAATAACCATCATCACTATCACTGTCGATACAAGTATCATCATCA